GCCATTTTTACGCCTTGTGGGCAACCCCTTTTTATAGTGGCTAGGTCCACTCGAGATTATCCGATACATTCTCTAGCGTTTCGGCAATGGTATCTTAATCGTTGTCCATTGAGGTTCAGAAGAGTTTGTTCGAATTGTGCTCGCCTCGTGTTACCGGTGAAGGCGCCGGTGTCCCCATTTTAAAGTTGGGAAACTTTTACCGTAATGAAATCGGGTTTTAACGTGTGAACTCACGAGTTGTTACCCTACAACTATTAACGGGGTGTTGATGAACGTCCATCAACAGACCTTTAACGTGATTGGTCACGCTGTGGTTACTGCCACAGATCAGCATCGGTAATGTCGTGGAAACCGAGACCACTATTAACGTCTTTAATGACGCCCAGTTAACGATCTGGGAAACTATGGCCAAACTGTGTTTGAGACAGGTCGTGGCGCAACAAATCTCGTTTCGTAGTGCAAAGACGGTGCACCCAGCAGCATAGCTGCCTCATCAAGCTTGCGCTTGGAGATCAAATCCTCAATAAGTAATTGGTCCTCAACAGATATATGGTACAATCGTTCAAAAAGAACTCTTGTATCATGTGCCGGTTGAGGGCGAACTACAGATTTAGGTTTGTTCAAATGGTAACCATCTTCTACGAAACGGGCATTGCAGCCCGCTGTGTCGTCCAGTGCCGCCATAGCGACAGCACTTACAATAGGGCAATGAGGTGTCTCACTTAGTGTTGATAACGCTTTTGCACGCAATAACTCCAAGTGCACTTTCTTGCCGGCTTGTATACAGGAGTGAGACCAGCCAAACTTCATTAAAAATTTGCGCGGGTCTCGAATGATCTGGCCACTCTCTGCAAACACTAAGCCACAGAATGAGGCGCTGCAAGGGTCAGGTTCTTCCTTGATTTTAATCTCGAAACCTAATTTCTTGTAGTCCTCAGCTGTTAGCTTAATATTTGATACGAACAGCCCGTCATCGCCCTCAACAAACCCGTGGACGACACCACCTTTTTGGTCCGCTATATATGAGGCCAATATCATATTAGTGAACCCATTTCCCAAACTTGTACACATTTCACCACTCATCCTCCTTGCCTCAACGTTAGCACGAAATCCTGACCTACTGCTAATCTCATTGCGCCCAGCAAGGGTACTAAACAGAACGTTTAGTTCTTCCCGAGATAAAAACGGCATCATGTACCTGTAAAGCACAAATTCAATGTTATGCATTACCTCGGCGGTGAAATGTTTTTCGTAAGCTGTAAAATCTGTGGAATAGCAACCTAAACCTTTAGGTAAGGCGGCTATCAGTGCTGGTCTATCTTCCACAGGCACGGTTTTAATGAACTTTATGGGTCCATTAGTGTGGTATAACTGCTCCTCAATGGCCTTGAAGAAGGGCCCACACCACACTTTAAACCGGTCATGCCTACTGTTAATTAGACGCGCATGCTTGTACTGATCATATGCCTCTAATTTAACAAAAGACTTGACTTTACAGCGTACCTTCTTAGGTGGTGGCATTCCATGATTTAAAATCATGGCTTGCCGCAATTCCTCCTTGCGTTTTTCGTTGTAGCTTGTGCCGAGCAACCATTCTTCAAAATCTGGTCGTTTGAGAATGGGACGCAAGTATTGCTTACACCACCTAAGGACAAACCCCCTTACTTGCCGAAGCGTTTTTTTCCGCAACCGGCGGGGTTTCGCCAAGCATTCGCTTGGCGGCACCGTCACTGATGGTAATTGGGTCGTGACGGTCAACTGAAATTGGCGAGAAACCAGGCAACACCCATCCCGGTAAGCCAACGAAGTTCGCGGACCTCGCTGCGGGGTGGGCTCCCCGACTGATAGGTCGGGTTTGGGCTTCGGTTCGTTCTGGGGGGGCGAGGGGCACCTCCCAAGATCGGTATCCGAAGGCAACTGCGGGCCTATATACCCCCCAGGCGGCTGGAAACAACTTTGCCAGCTGGCCCAACCTGGAGGTATCCCCAAATTTCGTTCCTCGAGCAACATCTGAACGATCGCCTCACACACGTTGAGGCAATGCTCAGCCATGTCATCAGGCAGCGGGAAATTTGGGACCGTTAACAACCGCTGCCTGACACTACGTCCTGCCAAAGCACTGTCCACATTCAAGGCATAATCCCGCTTGGCGCTTGTTACCAAGTGGGGGACGTAGTATAGCTCACGCCTGCGATAAAAAGAAAAGGCCCAGAGTACAAACCGGGCCAGGTGGGCTCGCAAGCATACGGCCATGTACCAGACCATGACCCAGCCAGACCGTTTAACAATCTGGCTCAACAGTTTAACGCCCGCTTCAGCAGGGCTGGGTAGTTGAACGGCAACCCAGATGGAAGCTGAGATGGCTAAAGCAAAACTTGCGTAAGCGACACTCCTCCACAATGAGGTGGGGGCGGACCACTCCACAAGAATTGATGGAAGCCACCATATTTCCTTATCAGGTAGCCAACAACGTATCCTAGCAACCTCGTAAGCGGCATTAAAAACTGGGATACCACGGTCGGGTAACACACGCCTGTCACGATGATACGCAACAGACAGTGTTTGGTTGACAAACAGACCACCCAACCGTTTTAACAATGACCTGCACTGATGGTTTTCCAGCACCACCCCCCGCAATAGGGGGAGATCTGCCATTTCCTTAGGCAGACTACCATCCCCAGGCCCATCATCATCAGGGGCTCTTTCACCCATGACGAACGCCATGAAGGCAGCAATTCCCAGGCATCCGAAACCAAAACCCACTTCAAGCACTCCAAGTGGGTCAGCACCTTCAGCGATGCTCACACCCGCCAGAAAAAGTGAGGTCACGCCAACGATTGTGGCAATAACAATGGCCACAATAAAACAAGCAAAACGGTGGCGCCCAAAAACCTCACCCATGTCCCCGAGGTCCAGCCCGGGGCACATCTGGGATGGTTGGTTGTTCCACTCCCTAAATTTGGAACCGCCTGAGTCCAAAAATGGGCCACCGTCCAGGACATTAACGTGGCAGTCCATGGTGGCCTCAAATTGCCGGCTGCTCAAAGCAGCCGGTCCCATCACAGGGGGAGGAGAATCCTTCCTCTGTTTGTCCTCAAATTTGGGGACATACTCTCCCACGGATGGGACCGTGGGTGAGGCACCTAACGCTGGTGCGGTGTTTCCCACAGACACTGGCTGTGGGGGCTTGGAGGCAGGCCCAAAATCAAAGTTGTAGGTCCGAGAAGGCTGGTCATTATCGCTGGAGTGTTCTGAGCAACCATATTTTGGCACATATCTCTTAGTGCCGTCAGGGAGAACAACCTCAGCATACAACGACGAAGCCGACTTGGACTTCTTCTTAGACTTTGAACCCGCTTCTGGGAGCGGCGTTCCTACGGCTGGGCCGGTCTCTGCTGTTTGATCAGCAGGACCGGCAGCAGCCGGTTGTGGTGCGGGACCCGCACCACCTCCAGACACTGTGGGAGCAGTGCCAACTGCTGCATTGGGGCCTG